AAAGTTAGTGCGACCCTTCCGGTAGGTATGACTAACCCCAGTGAGCCTAGACTAACCAAAGTTTGCGGAGACTTACTATGATTAGCAGAGACTAGCAAAATGTTGAGGCGGCTAATCGTGGTTAGCGAAAACTGACGCGAATGCACAGGAGGTGAAAACTCTGATTTCAAAGTTTGTAGTGTTGGATAAAATGTAAAATAAAAATCGCTTACTATTTCACATTTTGTTATATTATTGCATGAATGAGTATGCGGATAGAACATACGTTCTATTTAACATTTTATGATATTATTGGATAATAATAAGAATAGTATACCGAACGGTAGGTATAGTGTTGATTAGTCGGTGAAAGTGTAGGAAAGAATTTGCAATAGAAATTGTGCTGGATTACATAGTAAAGTATATGATAAGATGTGAAATTTAACCGCATTTTAAAACCGCCCCGAAGGGCGGTAGAAGAAACTATTTTACTTCACAATCAATAGGAAGTAGAATCGCGCGTATAATACCGCTGTATACATACGTCATATCAGCGGTTGGATACAATCGCATGTTTAATATAGTTCCCGCTTTGATATATTGAATATCTGACGCACTGATTGCAAAGCTTGATAGTGAGCCGTCGCATTTAAGCGATGAGCGTATAAACGATGCAACTCCCTCAATATCTAGTGTTGCGTTAAGTGTTACGTTCGGTATTGTAATTCCCGCTTTTATAAAATAAAATCCAGATCGTGCAATTGAAATTGAGCAAACATGATTCCACGCGTTGGCTTTGTAGGCTACTGCTAAATTTGAAATTGTTGCGGATACATTTTCGCTGTTATGTTCTGAATTGTCTGTATTATTGTAAGTAGCGTTAAAAAAACCAGAGGTAACAACGCCGGGGTTAAATGTGCCAGAACATATATTTCCAGATACATTTCCTGGAATTGCGGTGTCCGAGATATAATATGCGTATAGAGAACCACATGTATTATTGGTGATTTTTATTTTCCCGAGTGGAGATAGATCACCGGAAATATTGATTCCAATATCATATTTTCGTGGGGCGATAGCCGCGTTATTAAATACAATGTTGTTTTCAACCACCACATTATATGAATTATATCCACAGACAATTCCATGATAACTATTATTGAAAATATGGTTATTTGCAACAATTCCGTTTGTGCATTCTACACTAATTCCGTGATTTCTAAAATTGCTAATACTATTACCTATTACCGTGATATTTTTAATAGTCAGTTTTTTTGAATTATTAAAGAAAATTCCGCGTTTCTCGACGTTTTCACTTGGAGTATTGTCTGTTCTATCCCCTGTTATGACGTTTCCGCTTATCAGAATGTTTTCAGCGTCCCCGTAAAAAAGCATTCCGCATCCGCATTTGTTTATATTGCAACCGATAATTTCACTGTCATATAATGCAATAAATTTTAATGCGATTGTAAATCCGGTAAAAGTACAATTAGAAATAACAATGTTGCGAATATCTGATTCTGTATGGTTTCCAATCGCGGAGTTTAATCCATCTTCTGCGATTGCGTTCATACTATTGTCAAATGAGCATGATGTGATTTTTATATTTTTACATGGGGTCGAGTCATAAGGCCCAAACCATGGAAAACCCGTCTGATTTACAGCGCTATCTAATTGCAGCATTTCTGAGCTGCCAGAAACAACCTTGTTATTATAAAACGTACAATTTTCGATTGTAGAATTTTTGCATGAATTCAATTCGATCATATGCCATGCGCTGTTATCGTGAAATGCGCAGTCTTTTACGGTTATATTTTCGCAATGTGAAAATCCTACTTCCGTGCATGTTCCAACCGCATCCGCTGAAAAATCAAAGCCGCAGATAGTTATATTTTTATTTGCATCATATCCACCTTTACTGCCGTCCGAATTATTAATGAATACATTATTTGCGTCAGCGATGATTTTCGCCCCATATCCGATTAGGGTAGTAAATGACGGAATTTTTATTGATTTTAATTTGTATATTCCGGGTCTGAATACTATGATACTATTGAGCGAGTCTACAGCATTCTGTACAGACTCCGTAGCGTCTGTTACTCCTGTGTTATCTGCTTTAAAATCTTTTACTACGTCGGCGTACGGAACATTTCTTGCTGCTAAATCTTTGCAAAAAATATCGACGCCTAGCAGGTTAATTTTAGAAAAATCCATATATTCCTCCGTTATTTACAAGTTTTTGAAATATCACTCATATTTTCTAATGTTCCTTTTTTAAAAAATATTGTTTCAGTTTTCTCATCATAAACAGCATTAATCATTAAATTATCAAAACGTTCGTCAATATATTTTTTTAAAGATTCATCAACGTTATTATTGATCAACGCGATTAATTTATTTACTGTAAAAAATAATCTGGAAACAGCCTCATAGTATGAGATACTGTCATCAAAAACTAGCGGAAGGATAGATTGCGTTCTATTCCATCCCCAGCTGTCATTAGGCATGTGAACTACCTCCTTATTTTTAATAGATGTTTAAAAACAAATCTCGCAACTCAAAAATAATGTCCATATCAATATTTAAAAGCGTTGTTCTGTACTCCTCAAGCATCTTTGAATATGACACAGAGCTATTTTTACCGGTTATCTGTTCGGTATACTTGCGCAATTCATTATTAGTTTCATTATATAAACTAGACGTTTTGCCTTTCATACTATCGGATAATGTGCTGTTTGTTGTACTATTGTTATTTCCAGTTGCAGTTGTTGTTGCAGTGTTTTCGTCAATACCAGTTGTTTTTTCTGTTGATGATTTGTTTTCCGTTACTGATTTGCTCGATTCAGTAGAACTATTGCCTGTGTCCGTTGTCAGGGTAGCGTCGGTTAAATAACCATTTGTGGATATATCTTTGATTGATCCTTGTGGGGTATCACTATGCAAATTTTGTTTGTTGCCGGATGTATCTAGTGTCGTAGTTTCTGAACTTGTGGTACTATTTGTATCCGTGTTTTGCCGCGATAGTTCGCTAGAAGTTTTTGAGATATTACTAGAAGTTGTTTCTGTGTGCCCAGTATTGGTAGTTGATTCATTTGCGCTTTTTGCATTTGTTGTATTTGTTGTCTCATCTCCAGTTTTTCCGGATTCTAGGTTTTCATTTATTGTTCGTGTAAAATCAATTTCATGTAGCGGATCAAATTTTATTTGTTCGGTTAAATACAGCTTATTATAATACGGCATGATTTCATTCATTTTTTGATTTAACCAAAATTTCCATAGTGAAGCTGTTTCGGCACCAATTTCACGTGTATAATAATGATTTAAGATTTTAGTGCATAGCTGCTTGCGATATGTTTCATCGAAAATAGGAAATTTTTTAAAAATTTTATCCCACGATTTTTCAATAATATCATCAATATCATTATAACCTGTTGATTCGATTAGTCCCGCTTCATATTCGCATATATAGCGAACTTCTGTTGTGTAAACACTCAAATAATATCATCTCCTGTCTCTGGTTCCGCCAGCGGTTCATTGTTATAGTCAGTTAATGTACCATTATCGTACTCTACACTAATATCTAAATTAAACATATTATTAATTTGTTCTGCCGCTTGCTGTCTTGCTTTCAATCTATTTTCTCTTTGTGCGGCACTCGCCTGCTTTGCTTCCTGTGTTTCATGCGTATTTAAGCGTTCCCGTTTTTCAATTTCCAAACCGCCTACGCCTAAAAACGCCAGCGCCTCTTGCATTACATTCAGCTTTTCTTTTTGTAAATCCGAAACTAAAAACGGAGCGTGCAAGTCAAGGACTTTTAATGAATCAAGATCAAGTGCTTTGTCCGCATAAATGACTGGGGCGTTCATGTCGATTTTCATAAATAAATTCTCAAGTGTCAAGCGCTGTTGATTCGTGCACTGTAGTAAAATTGGTGTTTTCTGCGCTCTTAGATTGATGTCTTTTGTGATTTCAATATTTGTCAAACGTTTGCAAAATGTGTTGATAATTGGAAGTAAAGACATGTGCATCAAATTGTCATATACTAGCACGCTATCTTTATCTGTTTTCATTGATTGAAAACCATTTGGCGCATATGCGTTGCGCCGTGTCGGAATATTGTATACGTCAAAATTGCCAGCTGTTGCACACGGTAGAAACAGATGTCCTAAAACCTCATCATTAAAAAATAACCCGTTACTATTGTAAAATAACGTATATTCAATAAATCGAGAATCAACACTGTCTGGTAGTCCCGACCATTTAAAGCAGCTCATTGCGATAGATGCGAGCCGCATAAAATAGTAATTATAAGTTGATTGAATATCAACCGCCCCTGCATAATTTGAATCATATTTTTTGCTACCCATATTTTTATCACCTCGCTAGGTGGGAGCGTTATCTAAGCTATAGTTGCCAATATTGTTATGATTTTTCCAGAAACGCACACCGCTATCGAACATTGATTCTATATCACGCGCCGCGCTGGACGGCATATTTCCATGTACTATACATCCGATTGTTTTGCAATATGTCCAGTTTGGGCGGGCGTTCATGTTTGGAACTAAATGCTGACGCACAGCATAGCCGAACATATCAAAATAATTATCTAGCATTATTGCGTAGTTTTTTGTAATTGTACGTGTATAAAAATAAAACTCTTTCGCGAGCAATCCGAACATAATATCAGGTGCGCTGCGCCCTTTGGAGACAGACGGCGCCGGAGTGCGAATTGCATTTGATATTAACGTATCTGCGACAAATTTTGCAGTTCCAACACCGGCGGATACAGCCCCCGCTGCCCCTCCTGTTAATGCCCCAACCGCGATATTAACACCCTGTTCAGCTGCGTCTTGAAAAAATGTGCTATTTTTCTGTGCAAGGTTCGCTTTGTATTGGTCAACCGCAATTGCGCATTGTGGAAATTTTACCATGTTTAGGCGCTCATCGTAATTAAAATCAGCCCCCTTATAATTTCGCGGCACTAAAACGGCTTCCGGCGATGCTCCCGCGATCATATAAATTGAAAATTTACATGTATTTGCGTCGCTATCCCAGTTAAAAAATTCATAACGATAATCAATAGATTGCCCTTCACTATTCGATACCGACAACATTGCATATGGATAGCACAGTAGTTTTTTGTTTCTTGGTGTGTAACCGTCTAAAGTGCGGCGATTGTCAATAATGTTAACTTGATGTACGCCCGGGATCGGATTATTCCAATTTTCTACCATTTTAGTTGGAAGCATTAAAACAGCAACAATGCTATCAATTTTATTTGCGTCAATCAATGACTGAATAAATGTGTTCGCGTCAGTGGCTAATTCAAAAGCTTTTACCGCCGCCGCTGAATATATGCCGTTATGAATCATTCCCGTATCAGTGCCGTCCGGGTTATAGACAACAGCAATTCGATAACCGCTGAAAAATCCACTTTTGATTGTAGTGTTGATTACAAACTCACCGGTGTCTAAACCTTCCTCCGCGATATTATCTCCAATACCATCATGTAATGTATGCTGACGCTCGACAAAACACTCTCCCAGTGTGAATACTCCCATATATGTCATCATGTTATCAATCTCAAAATGTATTTCAGTTAATCCATTGTTGATATATTCCACCTCGGTAACATATGCGTAAAACCAGAAATTTTCAAAGCTTGTATTTTTGTAGCGCATATAACCGATGTTAATTGCAGTTGACATTGGTAGCTGCGATCTGATAATACCCTTTTCTCGCGACACGTATGTTAATGATTCTTCACTTGCGATTTTCGTTAAATTAGCAAAATATGCATTTTTTGATGATACACTGTTAAAGTACAGTGTATCATCACGGGATAGCCCGAGGTCTGAAAAATATTGTACTGTTGAGTTTGGTGGGATATATGCCATTTAAGACACCCGCTTCCACATGCGCAATGATAGCCCCTGTAGTGCTGTTTCTTGTTTGGCGATATACTCGGACAATACGCTGTTGCCTGACGTTATTGTTGATGTCGATATAATAGGGATGCCGTTAAGGCTCACTCTCTCCCAACGACCAACCGACATTATTAGCGAATTTTCACCACAATATATAGAGCCTACCGGAAATAAAATACCTATAATTGATTTAACATCATCTTCAGAAAATTCTTTCGCGCCGTTTCTGATATTCTCTCCCGTTGTTTCCCATACATTCCCTTTTGCATCAACGGTATCCGCCGGAATCAATTTTTTCATATTTTACCATTCAGCGGCGATTTTACAACCGCCGCCTACTACCTCTCTTATTTTGAAAATACGACTGTAGTTCCTACCGCTGTAGCTGCATTGATATTTGTTGCCGCTGTATACTTTGTTCCATTTACGGTCAGCTCCAGTTTCAAATTTGTAGCCGCGGCGCTCGCCGGGATCAAAATCGCTCCAAACTTCTGAATTGCCACTCCTGCCGCTGTTGCCGCTTCGATCTGCGTGAACAGGCAATTGTGCGGCGCCAGTGTAGCAGCATCAACCCGCGGAATTAACGACAGCACTGTTGCATCGTCAGATGTTGATTTATCTGCAACCTCTACAGTAATCGACGCGGGAAGTGCGCTATCAGCGGTCGATGCAACAAATACTACCGCGTTGCTGAACGGGCTGTAGGAAATTGTTTTCCACGTGTGGAAAAAGTAGTTCCAGTACAATCCGGCAGCTGCATACTGTTCCGTAAATTTTGTGTTATTATCATATACCTGGAACCACTCTTCATCTACTAAAACTGCTTTAACGTCAGCCATAATCGCAAGTTCAGCACTTGTAACTTCTTCTAGGCCGTCACTGTTTGCTCTGATTTCTGCAAACCGATCATTATCAAATGATGCAAAATCATCGATCAAATATAAGCGCCCGATAAAGTCTGCTTTGTCCATATTGAACGCCGCCGCCAGCACATCGACGTCGTACTCTGCATTAAACATCGCATCCATGAAAATTGCCTGATCTTCACGCGGAGTAGCTGTTTTAACTCCAGCCGCGTTATTATCGCTAGACATGAACGTCAATTTATTTGACATGCCGCGGAACTTTTTAGCGGCATCATCCGGCTTAGACACGTCGACTGATACCGGTGTCATTTTACCTGACGATACACCTTTGATCAACAGATACTTAAACAGCAAAAACTCGTCATACTCAGCTGCCTTATAAACAGAATCTACGATCTTAGCAATCAAATCCTGAACGCCTGCCATTGACAGAAACGCCCGCTTTAAATCATCATCCTGAATTGTTACCGGATACATCACGCGCCAATTCATTGTGTGAAACGCGGATCTAACGTCTGGTAACGTGCGCTTAAATTCTCTTGCAGCTGCTTTTTCTGGATCGAACTTTACAACCTTTGCAATCTGAACAAAAATTTCCTCTACTGTTTCTCCGAACTCTAAATATCCTTTTTTCAACCGCGCGTACGGATTGTTAAATGTCGCTGATCTTGCGCGAACAAGCGCAATACGATTAACCAGCGCATTAATGAACTGATTCGCAAATGCTGGTGTTCCGTAAATTACTTCCCCTACGTGCGGGATGTCAGATGCCTGTGCAACAACGGGAACATTCTGCTGATAATCATATGATGCATTCTGACGGATCACATTTAAAATATCAATTGTAGACGCGTTTAACGTCGACTGTGCAACTCTATATGCCATTATTTTACCCCCTCTGAAAACAATGATTCAAATGTTAATTTTTCCGGTTCTGGTTCATTCGGTTCCTGAGCATCCGGCTTCGGCTCAAAAAATCGATCCCGGTATTTTCTTCTCAATTCCTCATTTTCCTCTTTTAACTGTGTAATTTCCGATTCGTGCTGTGCCATAGCGTTAATCGTATCATTCGCGTCCTCGACAAACGCAATGTCATCATCCGTCGTGCTGTCTCCGATTCGCTGTTTAATCATTGATAAAAACTCTTCTGACGTTCGAACAGCCATTGTATCACCTCACATCTTTTTCATATAAAACCATAGTGGCATTTTTCGTCTACCCCCGGTTGGTGGCTCCGGCGGTACCGGATGTCCTGACATGTATTCATACCACTTTCTTGCAGCGGCTTTTCTTTGTGGTAAATACAACTCGCCATGCTGGCTGTAGTGCCATTCCATGTCATAGAACCAAAACTCCGTAGCTTGGTCAATGTCTGCCCCCGTGTCTCCATTCAATTTCTGGTATTCTGAAAATGATATTGATGGATAGCTACTGCTCGTCTGCCATCCCCACCGTGGGCCTTGCCCATAGCCCATTGACGTATATACATCGTCATCCGCTTTTGTCAATAACCAACACTGAAAATTACCGTCCCACCAATTTTTCTTTTCCTTGTCTGCTGACCACGGCAGCGGGTTAGGATACGTAGCAGTGTAGGCGGGATAATCTGTCCACTGCGCTAATCCCATGCCCCCGGGAAAATATGGTAAGTTGCTTAGATCACCGCCGTGCGATGTTTCATAAATTCCGGGATTTAGCCCGGATTCTTCTACAAAACAGCCAATCGCTCCAGCAATCGCTGTTAAATTCCAGCCATAACCGGTTAGAACTGCTTGTATTGCTGACACATTTTGACGTTGATCTGCTTCACTGATTCCGGTGCCAGATCCACCTATTTTGTATACAAAATCAGCCATTTTTTTCAATCACCTTCAATAGTTCGTTTACGTATTTTTGTACGCGGTTATAGTCATATCCTTCCGCGGTTAATGCGTCAACGCGTTCCTGCCCATTTCCATACTTTCCCCCTATTACTAGCAGCGCGACTGAAAGCAGCTCAGGCATTTCAACTACGGTAATTGTTTCACGTGAAACATCATTATTCATCTGCGTCACTCCTCAAACGATCACACAACTTCTGTAATGCAACCGTATTATTGTTTACTGCTTCTGTCATTTTCTGAATGTCCGTTGAGTGTTTTTCATTAATTTCTTTTACTTCTTCTCGGTGTTGTTCGTTAATCTCTTTAATCTGATTCTGCGATCGAATACAATACCATCCCATTGCGCAGCAAGCTGCAATTGGAAAACCGAGTGATCCAATCAACTGCGAAACTGTTGAAATATCCACTGTAACACCTCTCTTATTTTTTATTTCCATATCTATTATACTATAATTAATAGTATATGAAATGGAAGTGTTACATTATGTTTGAACAATATGATAATTTTAAAACTGTACCCCCCTATTATAATGGGGACAGGCTACTAAATATGCTTGATTTACAGGCAGCACGTCCAGAAATTTATATTTCCACGTCCAACCGATCCGCCGGAAAAACTACATTTTTCAACGGGTTTGCTGTGCATGATTTTATTGCAAACGGGAATAAATTTGTACTACTATATCGTAACAAGTATGAGACAGAAAGCGCATCTGAAAGCTTTTTCAAAGAAATAGGCACAATATTTTTTCGGGGACTATCGATGGTTCAAGAGACACTAGTTAAAAACGTGTGCTATAGATTATTGATTGGGGAAACGGCTGATATAGATGATCCGGATGATACGTTTTGTGGAACCTGTTGCGGCTATGTAATATCACTGTCCGCAGCTGAACAGATAAAACGATGTTCACACTTAATGTCCGATGCGACGAAAATTATATTCGATGAATTCCAATCTGAAAAGGGAACATATTTGAAAAATGAAATTTCGCTGTTAATGTCAATACATGATTCCTTGGCACGTGGAAATGGAGAACAAGCAAAATATCTTCCGCTATATTTAATAGGAAATCTAATTGATATATACAACCCATATTATGAATCATTGGGAATTACGCAACGCTTAACACCTGATTGCAATTATATGCGCGGTGACGGCTGGGTTCTTGAACAGGGATTTAATCAGTCTGCCAGTGAAGCGCATGAACAAAGCGCATTTCACAGAGCATTCGCGTCAGAGTCGTATACATCTACGTCAAAGGCAAAAGAATATCTAATAAAAGATTCACAATTTATAGATAAAAATATCCCGAACCATGGATTGTATATTGCAACAATTCATTTTAATAATGTAGATTATGCTGTTCGATATATCGAAGAATACAATATATATTATATTTCAACAAAAATTGATCCCTCGAAAAAAATAAAATTTGCCGCTACAGAAAATGATATTTGCACAAATGCATCATTTTTCCGAAAACATACGCTAAAAGATAGATTGCGCGACGTGTTACATAATGGACAATTATGGTTCGATTGCAGGAAATCCCAAATAGCTGGGTTTGCATTTATATACGGGCGGGCATAAAAATAACGGGGCTGAGGACTGCCCCGTTACTATATATTGTATATAAGACGAATCAGAGATTGATAGTTATCATTCTACTACTGTAGCATTCTTAATAAAATCTTCCAGATCCATTTCGTACTTTACAGATTCCTGAGAAATCTCTACTGTAGTAATGGCTGCTTCCGGGTGCATATCCTGCAAAATTGATTTTGCACCTGCATATGAATATCTTCCGCGAATTTCTTCCACGATACCGTCAGCATAATGTGCTGTGTAAATATTGGTTACTACTGTTCTTGTGATCTTCATTCTTTTTTCACCTTTAAGCTAAGCTACATGTTGCAAAGCTGTTTCCCTTCTTTGATTTTAAATGCTGAATCTTAATGATAATTGGTTCATCCGCATCCTCGTCATCCGCAAACGAGTTAATTGTTTCAATGATCTCCTGCAATGCTCGCAAGAAAAATTCTGATCGGGTGGCAATGTACTCATCCTCTCCGACTTTTACGGTTACGGAATTGAACGTTTCTCCGGTTGTTTCATTTACAATTTCCTGTACCACGTGACCATAATACGTGAACTCTTTCCCGTCAGGAATGTCTTTCAGTGGTGTGATATTAGTTGCTGTTGTGATTCTCAGTGTTTCGCGTGCCTTAAATGTGGTTTCGACTACTCTTGCGCTCATGTGGTGTTCTCCTTTTCTTATTTTTTGTTTTTTGAGTGCTATTTATTTGTTACAATGATATAATACCATATGGTGTTACATTTGTCAAGCTTTTTTTGCGAAATAATGATAATATAATAGTGGGTAGTATATGTTACACATGTTCAGATATCGCGCATTAAATTGTGCTGAATATGTGCCGGTGATGCGGAATCATATACGCCCTTTTTTAAATGTCATCCTGCGTGTATATAGTGCTTAAATTAGTGATCAATTCTTGATATTCATCTGTTATGCTCAGCTCGTATGTTGTCCGCAAAATTGCCACGTTTGATTGTATATGCAATTCGTTCCCATCTACAAAAAATAATTCGTTAAAATCATCATTATATGTCAATGTTTTTTTCCAGTCTTGCCTCAATTTTGCAGGGGCGTTATCTTTTACCTCAAAACGGTAACCAATTTTAAAATTATCTAAATTCCCTAATAGCTGTGCACCAGCTTTCTTCGGAACACCTGCGATTGTTATTTCCAGCTCACCATTCTTTTCGACTGCGTATTTTTTCGCCCCCAGCGTTTTAAATTTATCATATTTTCCTTCATAATCAGCAACTCCTAATATTTGCTTTTCGCCATCTTTTGTGTACGCAAAATAATTACAACCGCACTTATCTGCGTACTCAATCCATTTTTTATTATATTTTTCAAATGCGCTTAAATATTTCTCTGGATTTAACATTTTACATGAATCTGTATCACAATATACAAAATCATTTCCACACAGGTCAATCATTTCTTGCAGGCGAACACGAGCAATCGCCGTTACTGTAATACCCCACTGATATGCCAAAAATTTCCTTTGCATCGGCGTGTAATAGTTCTTTAACTGTTCTTTTGCTTCATCTTCTGTTGGTTGACGTGAATGCAATAATTTGTCTGTGTTATCATACTCTATCACTTCCTTTATTATTTGCTCTACCATCATTCCATATACAGAATTTACTCTATTTTTCGATTTCATATATTCATACTCCATTCCCGCTACATGCTTTAATGATGTTTTTTTCTCGTACCATTCATAGCATGTTTTACGTAGCTCGTCCGGCAAATATCCTTTTTCTGTGTAATAACACTTTGTTACATGCATGATTCCCGTGTACTGTTTTAAAATAATTGGCAGCTCAACGCCTAGGAACGTAAATCTGCATGGCTTATTCATTCTAATTATGCGTCCATTATCATTTATAATATCTAGTGTTTCACGTGAAACATTTGAAATAAAATCACAGTCATTTTCATTTATACGTTCTACTTTTGCAATTGGAATGTATGGAACTGCACAATTATACGGATCGCGCAATTCTAGTGTTTCGAATACTACTTCGATGATCGTAAAAAATTTTTCTGAGAACGCGATCAAATTTTCCATTGTTTGAACATCATTTGTACATTCATCCAATTTTCCGATCGGAAATTGATCTGAACAGATAACAACCGCCGGGTATGAACTCGCGAAGTCATAACTTCCAACGTTGCATAATATTTGATCTGCGTAAAACCGTGAAGCGTGTGTGTTTCCACCACGAAATGCCTTTACGCACATATTGTATTGATCCAATGATAACTCGCACTTATAAAACAGTTTTTTATATGCTCCGAATCGCTGATTCATTTCAATGCGTACGCTCTTTTTACGTGTATTCTGATATTCACCAATACATGCATTTCTACACGCGCGCCGTACATAGCCAGTATTTGTCATCGGAATTGTTCGTAGCGTATCGCCCTCGCGATTCATAATAGACAGCACCGCTTGATATAATGTGATAACGTCCATTAATGAATAATATATTATTTCATCTGATAAATCTGTCCACGGATAGCGCTTGATTTCATAATCAATCAATTCTTTATCTTTACGGTACTTCTCATCGTTATAATTTTCTGTAAATTTTTCCAGAGACATATTAGACAATAGATAGCTACATCGAAACTCTATCGCTCCGTCATATGCTACCGCTTTTGCAATTCTACGATTTTTTAATGCAAAAACACTTTCCATCGAAATGACACTTTTTAAAAATTGAAACTCAAATGATAAATTGTGAATATATATCACTATACATGACTTGGTTTCATTTAACAGCGGTATTACTACTTTCTCAATCGCGTCCTTAAAATCATATATTGTTCGAAAAATAAAATTTTTCCCCGCAATGTGTAATTGCACAAGATAGATAAAACCTATATCAGTATCCGTGTTGTTCCACAATGCTTGACGCGCTACTGACGTTGTTTCTGTGTCCAACGTCGCAAAATCCGCGCATATAGAACGTTTGTTTTTTCTAGCATATGTTTCACGTGAAACAATTTCCCGGAATGCTACTTCTAATTCCGGGATATCGTTTTCAAAATATTCAATTTTCAATAAACGTTCTTTCGGAATAGATTCCGGGCGCATGACAATCATTTAGAATTTAATCCCCTTTTTCTTTTTATACGCTTGTTCCTGCTCAATTAAAAATCCGCCCCATGATTTCCCAGACGCTTTAAAATCGCGGTATATTTCCTGTAGTTTCTTAGATGGTTGATTTTTACTAGCAGTTGAAATAGCTTCTACTATGATGTTACTGTCAAAAATTTGCTTCTGCTCTTGTATTTCGGATGAACCTAGAAAGTTTAGAAAGTCGTCTGCTTCCTCATTTGTATTAAATCCGTCAAAATTTTTCCTGACCCATTTTCGCCTATTCCGTTTTACTCGCTCAATTCCTTTAGCGGTTGACGTTTCTGAACTCAAAAACTTCTCTGCGACTCCTATTGACTGTATTAACTGATTCATTTTTTGCCGGATATTCTCAGTTTTCGGTATTTCAAATTTTAAATATTCTCGCTCCTGCAAATACGGGCTTCCGATATATGTTTTTAATTTTTCATATGCTGGCGATTCACCTCTCTTCCATCCTAATCTAGCAATTCTATAATTTGCCTTTCTGTATAACTCTGCCGCTTTTGATTCCAGCTCTTCCACCGATAATTTATTTAATTTCTCCCATTCCATTATTTTTTCGCTCCTTTAGAAAAATGCTTTATGAACAACAATTCTTTCTTTTCTCCCGCTTTTCCGATCATGTGTAAATACCGCGTTATTAATTCAGATTTTGTGATTCCCATTGACTCTGCGTTATACTCTAACAATGCGATTGTTTCATTATCTAATGCAATTGCTATTCTGCGCTTGTCAGCTCTAATCAATGTTATACCTCCTCTCTTACCCAGTATTCAACTGATAAATACTTTGCGTCAATTCCCGGCAAATATATTAATTTGCTGCCAGTGCCGTATCTACCGGAATATTCCGTAATCAAATATGCACCGCTTATCTCATATTGATATTTTCTTGCAGTTGCTCTATGATGTAAACGGTAACCTTTAGCATACAACCGCTCTCGCGCGATTTGAATATCTTCATACTTCATATACAATTACCTCGCTATGTTTCACGTGAAACAAAATTATTTTGTACTCCATGCCCAACTTGCAATAATGCATATAATAATCAGAACAATCAAATCACTTTTAGACACTCCAATCCCTCCCTCCATTTTTGTATAATTTATATTTGCGCCCCGCTTTCATTGAATGAATGATGCATGTTAGAGCATCTAACTTATTTGTAAATTCGTAATTTTCTTCATTTAATAGTTTAAAATCTAAACAATCCTCTTTTTCAATTAATTCTAACCCCGTATACGTCTGAACTCTATATACAGATTGCGCATTAATTTCTGTTATATCCTGATATGTCTCCACCTTTTCATTATAACAAAACGCTTTTACAAAAAAATATTTATCCATCATTCTGTCAAACGCGCTTTTTGCTTCTGCCTTGATGTCTGTGTAAAAAATCTCCTCGTTATAATCATTCTTCGCTAATATCATATATTTCTTCATATTATTCCCTCCTTTACAATAAATGTACGTTTAACTCCTGTTTGCCCTCCGGATATTTCTATAAATCCGACCGTATCGTCGAATATTATGTAACGCTCCACAAAATACCTAACATACTCTTTTCCCGCTGTTAAATTTAAAGTAACGCCAGTATTACTTGTCACAATAAATGTATCCGCTAGTTGTGCCCTATAATGATATCTACATCTACTTAATCTATACGCTTCTTTAACCGCGTCTTTTAATTCGCTGTATTCCCGTATTAACCATGCTCCGTCTTTGCTACCGCTATGCAACACATATACGCCATATTTTTTCATATTATTTTCCTTCCTCGTCTAACCACTGTGACGCTATTTTTTTCTGCTTCGCTGCAAAGCCTTCATATAACATTAGCATTTTTAATCCTAAATCCGCGTAATACAGCACGGAATAGTGATACATAACATTATATTCTAAATCCTCTTTATTAACAAGGTTCGAAACAATATCTTTTTTCATTCTATTCACTACAAAAATATGGTTCTCACGCTGCCCCGTGTTGTATAAAATGCGTGCTACAAATGACGCGATATTAATCGCTTGATTCTTGCTCTCGCATGTCATAATATCGCCACCATAAATTGAGCACTCCTCATTTACGATCACCAGCCAATTTTTTCTCTCCATTCTCAATTCCTCCTATTCTTATAATATACTATTATTTATTACACTTATATAATACTACATAGTGTTACACTTGTCAAGCACAAATAAAACAAAAATGCTATAATTATATTATACAAAAAATAGTTTCCTCCTTTCTTCTACCGCCCTTCGGGGCGGTTTTAAAATGCGGTTAAATTTCACATCTTATCATATACTTTACTATGTAATCCAGCACAATTTCTATTGCAAATTCTTTCCTACACTTTCACCGACTAATCAACACTATACCTACCGTTCGGTATACTATTCTTATTATTATCCAATAATATCATAAAATGTTAAATAGAACGTATGTTCTATCCGCATACTCATTCATGCAATAATATAACAAAATGTGAAATAGTAAGCGATTTTTATTTTACATTTTATCCAACACTACAAACTTTGAAATCAGAGTTTTCACCTCCTGTGCATTCGCGTCAGTTTTCGCTAACCACGATTAGCCGCCTCAACATTTTGCTAGTCTCTGCTAATCATAGTAAGTCTCCGCAAACTTTGGTTAGTCTAGGCTCACTGGGGTTAGTCATACCTACCGGAAGGGTCGCACTAACTTT